GTTAAACTTATCTTTTGGTTTCCAATTTTGAAGTGCTTTTTCAATACCATCCGCCATACATTTATTTTGGTTCTTAGTATTTAATCCCATCTCTCCTTGGAATTCTTTTCTACCAACTAATGCACGTTTCTTTCTTTCTTCTCGTGGAATATCATACCAATATCTGATTGCATCTGTTACATCATAGATATCAACTTTATCATCGATGATGTATGGAGTTGGAATTGAACCAACCATAGTTTGAGTTCTTGGCCAGCAAGGCTTTACCCACTCACCATGTGTTACTTTAGTTTCCCATTTTCTATAATCATGTAAAGAACCAATCTCTACATAATCATCTGCGGTAAAGTATTTACCATCTTTTTTGAATCCACATTGGTCTTGTAATCCACCAGTAACATTTACGATTATAGGAGTTCCTGCCATAACTGATTCAGCGGTTACTAAACCAAATCCCTCATTACCTGCGATGTTAATTGTACAATCCGCTAAGTTATAAATCCAATTTAGTTGCTCTTGGTTTACTCTATCAGTTGAGAATTTAATATCACAATCAGGAGCAATCTTTTCTGCAACGGCAATTAAATCAGTACCATTCTGGTCTCTTGGAGCAGTGTGCATAATTAAACATACCTTATCTTTATCTTCTTCGGGTAATCCATCTCTGAATTTTTTAAATGCCCAAATTACATCCGAAGGTTGTTTTCTTTTGATGTTTCTATTCATCCAAAAAAGGACAAACTTGTAATCTTTATCACCAAGAAGTGATTTTCTGAAATCTTCTGGTACTTCTACTGGTTTGTAAGTATCTGAATTAATACCATGTGGAACATAATCTACTTGCCAATCTTCTAAGTTTTTAATTGTTGAAGATTTGATTTGGCCTACTCTTTTTACAATACCATAAGTTTGTTTTGAAATACATCCCAACCAATCACAACTTTCGTAGTAATCTCTGTTGTAATCAGGATCTGGTAAATCATCCCAAATATGGTAGAAAAGAATTGGAATATTTTGTCTTAGTTCTGCTTCCATTTCATATAACCATCTCCAATATCTTGGGTCTGTAAAGTGTAGGATTGCATCAGGTTGATGTCTCATAATCAATTCTCGAAGGATATTAGCATCCCCATAACCACTCCAAGGAATGATTTTAAGAGAAGCATCTTCTATTCCACTTTGATTTCTTGCATCTTCACCCAAATCAATTTCTTTACCTTGCTCTGGATGTTTTACCGCTGCTCCTAATTGTACCCAATCGAACTTATCAAAAGTTCCGAATACAAATTCTTTAGATACTGTTGCAATACCAGATGACATTCGAAGGTCATCTGAAAGTAATAGTATTTTTTTCTTAGCCATTTATTCTGATTTAAAATTGCGAACCACTAACTTGCAGTTCTTCATAAGTGTTAATTTCGTTTCTAAAATCTTCCTCATTAATGTATTTGTGTACTGAACGATTTACCAATTTTTGTAGTGTGATATTGGAATCAAACGAAATTCTTTTGAATGATGAGTAAATATCTTTTACGATTTTTACTGTTGTCAGTTTTGTATCTGCCATAACTCTCCGTTTTTTAATATATTTTAATATAAATATATACAAATATAAAAAACAGATTATTTCCATACAGAACAAAGTCCTCTCGTTTTAAATTCACACCAATCACATTGTTTACCTTTGTTGGGTGGGAAAGATTCTTGGATAATTTCTCCCGCCTCACCAAAGACAGAATCTACAAAGTTACTAAATCCTTTCCATGCATTGTTTACTGAGGGTTTACCATTTGCAGGAACGAATTTAGAAATTCTTGGTATGGGGTATTCAAAATCTTCTGATATTTTACGTTTTAGGATTTGATATTCTACTTTAATTTTATCTAATGGTATATCGTATTTATCTGAATAAAACTTTTTATAAAGTAACATCTGAGAGGTTTTTACTTTATCAGCCTTTTGGTACTTATTCCAACCACGAGTTGAGGTTTTAAGGTCGATGATAATGTATTCTTGAGTTGTTTTATCTTTTAGTAATACATCAATAAAACCAATGAAATGAACACCAGGTTTTATCTCTGCGTTCAATCTCTGTTCTATTGCTACTAACTCAAATCCACTCTTGTGGTAGAGTTTATCTAATTTGTTGGTAAAGTATTGTAGAATCTTTTTACCATCTTCAAAAAACTCACCTAATTCTTCTTTAGTACATGGATACATTCCATCTTCCATCTTTTCAGATTCCTTAGTGAAGTGTTCTACCATTTGTTGGTATAACATCTGTTCAAGATTAAGTTGGAGTGCCTGTTTCTTGGTTACATTATACATTACATCCAAAAAGTGTTGGATTGTTTCGTGCATTGCGGAGCCGAAAATTGTGTGAATGTTTGCGGAAGATGTTCCTAATTTATCTATATAGTTCAACTTGTATTGTTCTTGACAAGTTGAATACATTCCATATTGTGAGTAACTTACTTTAGCCATTTAAGTGTTATTTGTTATACAAATATACGAAAAAATTAGGAGAAATCCAAATTTTTAAGAAGTTATTTTTGATTTACATGCGGGATAAATAACTTCAGTAAATAAATTATATGCATTGTCTTGATTTAAATGTATTCCATCATCAAAAATATCTTCTCTAGTTTTGGTTTTCATTAAATCATCTGTCCAATCGGTTACATTGTTATAACCATACGGTTTAATAAAATCAATCTTATTTAAAATATCATCTATCTGTTTTTTGATATTAGATAAATTTCTATTAGAATCATCAATTAAATTAATCCCCTCCCATTCATTAGTATTTCCACCAAAAGTCCAGAACATATGTACAAATGGGATATTTTTACTTTTTAAATAGGTCTGTAACATATCAATTTTTTGTAATAAATCCAATAAATTAAGATAATAGTTCCAAAAATATTTTATATAAATTTCATAAAAGTTTTTAAGTTCTGATTTTGCAAACTTATTATTAATATAAATCAAAGAACCGTCTGATTGAAAACTATGAAAGGAACTCGTATAGGAATCTAAAGTAGTTGGAAGCCATAATCTATTTGTGTATGTAGATTGTATATAGAATACAGTATCAGTTAAGTCAATTTTACCAAATTCAATACCACTAGTATAAGTTTTACTTACATCGAAACCATGAAACTTTGGTTCTAACCCATAGTTGTTGGCAACACGATAAACATCTTCAATAATTTTTTCATTTGAATTCCCACCAATAATTCCATTCATTTCTGATGAAAATACTTCACTACATAATTCTGAGTTTTTTAACCCAACTGCATGTGATGTAGTGGCCATATGAGAACAACCAAATGGAATTATTTTCATACCTTTAACTTTAATTTAGTTATTTCTTTTTTATCAACTCCATACTTTTCACAAATGTATTTTACATTTTCTCTACCTTCACGAGTTGCATAAAAGATTTCGAGGTATTCCAATGCTTCTTTTTTAGAACACATAAATTCTTTGATGATTAGTTCTACCAACCATTCTTCGTATTTGGCATCGTTTTTACCCTTGGTGTATTTTAGATAATACTTTCCTTTTGGAATCAATCCAATCAAGGCTAGGTATAATGCCTTGGGTTCTAATACTTGTGTGTATGGTTGTATCTCAGAAAGTACCGCAATCCAATCAGGGTTCATAGAAAGGAATCTATGAATCATATAATTAGACCAGGTCTTTTTATCTCCCTCATCTAATGTTTCCCAATAATTTGGATTTTGTTCTGATGTAACCGCTTTGATATGGTCAAAGAGTGATTTTGCCATTACTGAATAATACTTGATTTTAATTCATCGGGTAGTAAATCTGCGTTGATTTCACCACAATCCCCACATAAATATAATTCCACAGGAATAATTGCATCTTTGGATTGACCAGTTGCCAATCTTGAAACTTTTAGAAATTTAGTTCCTTGGATGAATACTGTTCCATCACATTCATCGTTAGTACAAACCATTTCTTTAGCTTGTTTTAAATCAATTTGTGGTTGTTGTGGTTGTTGTCCTAATATATCTGCCATAACTTTATTTGTTTTAATCGAACCATTGGTCTCGATTTGTTTTTATTTTTGTAATACCAGTATCTCTCAATACCTGTCTTTTTTGTTCTTTATGTTCTTTTACTCGTGGATTCCCCTTTCGTTTCTTATGAGCTGCCATACCATCTAAGTATTCTAAAAAAGAATCAAAATCTTCTTTACCGAGTTTATCTAACTCTGTATCTGTAAGTGGGTTCTTTGGGTCGTATTTCATCTCTTATGTTTTATCTTTTACAAAGATACAAAAAATAATTTAATTATCCAAGTAATTTTATAATTTCTTTTACTGTTTTAGGTCCTACCTTTATCGTATGATATGGAGTGTTTGTTTCATCCAATACTTGTTTACATAAAGTATCGATTGCAATTGATTCTTCTAAATTTTGATATCTTTCTTTTTC